TAATGACAAACTTTGGAAAGTATGGAGTAACTGGACTATGGACAATGGTTTTAGAAGAAATAGAAAAATTGAGAGGTGATAAATGAAAAATATAAAAGTAGGAACAAAAATGAAATACTGGAAAAATTTAACAGATAAAGAAAAAAAAGAAGTGTATGAAGAAGTTTGTAAATCTGAATTATACCAAGATGTTTTAAATGAAATAGGTAGTGGATGGTGTACTGAATTTTCTGAAACATTTATGATGTATAAAAATGCAGAAACAGAAAATGGTGAACTTATAACTGTTGAAAGATTTAAGGAAATTATACTAGATAAATTAAGAATGTATCTATAAGGTGGTGAATAAATGAGGATACATAAAAGAATAATAGTAAATCAAGAAGAGATGGAAAAAGATTTATTCTATAGAATTCTAGTAGAAGGGGCTAAGTATCTTATAGAACAATACAATTTCTACAAATCAAAAGAAATTGAATTTGAATTTAATTGGCATCAAGGTGTAAGTAGAGGTGGAGGATATGAACATGGTGGTGATTTAGAACTCATGGACAATTTCTTTGTAAATACTTTAAAGATGAAAAAGCAAATAATTGATAGGAATGATAGTAAAACTGCTATAAGAATTTACTATTTTGAAGATTAGAGGAGGTTCAAAATGAATTGTAAAGTATTTCAAAAATGGATAAATGTTATAGTTTTTCCTGAAGATATAAAGTTAATAGATGCTATTGAAGTTATCCAAAAATATATAGAAATGGAGGCTAGAAATGGAAATAAAAGAAAATAAAAAATTTGCAAAAGTAAATATGAGAGATGTAATTAAACATAAAATCAAATGGGTATTTAAGATTTTATGGCTATGTCTTAACTATCCATTTGATAAATTATTAGAATGGATGTGATATTTATGACAATAAAAGAAAGAATTGAAATTAAACTAAATTTAGCACAAGAAAAGTTAAAAGAAGCTAATGATGAATATTATAAGTTAGGAAAAGAAAATAGACCACTTGCAGAAGGAGAAGCATATTCAAGAGTCAGATATTATCAAGGTGTTATAGAAACTTGCAAATTCACATTAGAACTTTTAGAAAAAGGTGATTAAATGGGAAATTATAAAATTAGTGTAGAAGAAGCCATTGCTTTATCTGGTGGAGAATTAAACAAAGATGATATTTATAGTTTAATTCAAGCTAATGAAGTTCCAGGTTGTATCTATATAAAAGATCAAGAAAAGGAAAGGGGGAAATATTTAATAATAAAACCACATTGGTTGAACTTTTTAGCAGGGAAAAGTTATAAAAAAATAAAAACATCTAATAGCACCGACCAAAGTTTATTAGATGTTTAGGTTAAAAGAAAATAGATAACTCTATTTTCTTAAATTGTACCATAAAAGGAGATGACAATGCAAGAATATGAAAATTTTATTTTTAACAAATCCACATCAATTATAAGTAGTGGGTTTGATATTAGTAAAAAAGAACTAAATAAAAATTTATATGAATTTCAAAAAGATATAGTTAGATGGGCATTAAAAAAAGGAAAAGCAGCAATATTTGCAGATTGTGGTTTAGGTAAAACTATTATGCAACTTGAATGGGCTAATAAAGTGTATGAACATACTGGAAAAAATGTTTTAATTCTTGCTCCATTAGCTGTATCAACACAAACAAAAATGGAGGGGAAAACATTTGGTATTGATGTAAATATATGTGAAAGTCAATCAGATGTAGTTCCTGGAATAAATATAACTAATTATGAAAAATTAGATAAGTTTGTAGCAAATGAATTTGGTGGAATAGTTTTAGATGAAAGTTCAATATTAAAGAGTTTTACTGGAAAAATAAGAAATCAAATAATTGAAAACTTTTCACATTGTCCTTTTAGATTAGCATGTACAGCAACACCAGCTCCAAATGATTATATGGAACTTGGAAATCATGCTGAATTTTTAGGAATAATGACAAGAAATGAAATGTTATCAATGTACTTTATTCATGATGGAAGTGATACATCAAAATGGAGATTAAAAGGGCATGCAGATAAAATATTCTGGCAATGGATGGCTAGTTGGTGTGTATTTATTGATACTCCAAATAGTTTAGGATATGAAATAGATGGTTATACATTACCAAAATTAAATATATTTGAAATTATAGCTGATGGTACTGATTTTTCTAATGATAAATTGACTCTTACACAAAGAAGAAATGTAAGAAAAGAAACATTAAATATCAGATGTCAAAAAGCTGCTGATATAGTTAATAGTTCAAATGAGCAATGGCTTATATGGTGTAGCTTAAATGATGAATCAGCTAAATTAAAAGAGTATATAAATGAGAGTTATGAAGTAAAAGGTTCAGATAATTCAAAATATAAGGCTGAAACAATGATTAAATTTTCAAATAATGAAATAAAATCATTAGTTACAAAACCATCAATAGCAGGTTTTGGAATGAACTGGCAACAATGCAACAATATGATATTTGTTGGACTATCTGACAGTTATGAACAATATTATCAAGCAATTAGAAGATGTTGGAGATTTGGACAAACAAAAGAAGTAAATGTTTACATAATTCTTTCGGCAAAAGAAGGAACAGTTAAAGAAAACATTGCAAGAAAGGAAGAGGATGCAAAATATATGCAATCTCAAATGGTAGAACTTACTAAAGAAATAACTCAAAAGGAATTACACTCAACATCAAGAATAGTAACTGAATATATACCTCAAATAGAAATGATATTACCAAAATGGGAGGAAATGATATGCAAACTTTAAATATATATGTGGCTCATCCTTATGATGGGTATGAAGAAAATAAAAAGAAAGTAGAGGAGTTTATAAAACTTTTAATAAAGAAAAATATTTTTCATAAACCAAATTTTATATCACCAATCCACAATTATGGATATTTATACAATAATATGGAATATGAAAAAGGGATAGATTTATGTTTAAATCTATTAAATGAGTGTGATATTCTTCTTATTCCAAAATTTGAAAAAATAAAAATGTCAAAGGGATGTTTAATTGAGTTAGGCTATGCAAAGCATAAAGGGATGGAAATAATTTATTGGGAGGATGTGGTGTCAATCAATGAAAGTAATTAATCAAATAGTAAAAGATAAATACTCAATATATCATGGAGATAGTGTAGAAGTTATACAAGGAATACCTGATAACTCAATACACTACTCTATATTTAGTCCACCATTTGCTAGTTTATACACTTATTCAAATAGTGATAGAGATATGGGAAATAGCAAAAATGATAAAGAGTTTTATAAACACTTTAGATTTTTAGTAAAAGAATTATATAGAGTTCTTATGCCAGGAAGATTAATAAGTATTCATTGTATGGATTTACCTATGATGAAATCAAAAGATGGAGTAATAGGTTTAAAAGATTTTCCAGGAGAAATAATAAGATTGTTTCAAGAAGTGGGATTTATATACCATTCAAAAGTAACTATATATAAAGATCCATTAGTTGAAGCAACAAGAACCAAAGCACTAGGTTTATTACATAAACAATTATGTAAAGATTCAAGTTTATGTAGAAATGGTTTACCTGATTATATTGTTACATTCAGAAAAGATGGAGAAAATCCTGAAAGAATAGAACATCCTGAAGGTCTTACTAGATTTTTTGGAGAAAATGAACCAGAAGGAATAAAAGGAGATAGACCAGAACCTAATCCTGAAAAAGTAAAAAACAAAGAAAAATATAATGAATTGCCTATTTATTCTCACCAAGTATGGAGAAGATATGCCAATCCAGTTTGGATGGATATTAGGCAAACAAATACATTAAACAGAACAAAAGCAAGATCTGAAGAAGATGAAAGACATATATGTCCTTTACAACTTGATGTAATTGCAAGATGTATAGAACTATGGACCAATCCAAATGATATAGTTTTAGATCCATTTATGGGAATTGGAAGTACACAATATATGGCACTAAAAATGGATAGAAGAAGTTTGGGAATTGAATTAAAAGAAGCATATTTTAATCAGGCTAAATTAAATCTTGAAACATTAGAAGAGGAAAAAGCAAAAGTAAAATTAGAACAATCATCTTTATTTGAAAATATGGAGGAATAGATTATGACAGTTAAAGAATTAAGAGAAGAAGCAAAAAGTTTAGGATTAGTAGGATATAGTAAATTAAATAAAGCAGATTTAGAACAATTAATAAGTGTTACTAAATCAGAAGTAATAGAAATGACAAAAGAAGAGTTTGAAACTTCTGTAACAGCAAATACTGAAAATACAAAAGTTCTTGGTTATGATAATGAAGATGATTGGCATGAACTTAGAGCAAAAAGAATAGGTGGAAGTGACATAGGAGCAATAATTGGAGTAAATCCTTATAAATCAATAGTTGATGTTTATGTAGATAAAACGGAAGGTAGCAACTTCAAAGGTAATGAACTAACACATTGGGGGCATATGTTAGAGGGAACTATTTTAAAAGAGTTCTCCAATAAGCATAAAGAACTAATTGTATATGAAGTTCCTTACTCAGTTGTAAATGATTTTTTAATTGCTAATTTAGATGGAGCATTAAAAGACAAAGAAACAGGAGATTATGGAGTTTTAGAAATAAAAACCACATCTCTTTGGAATAAAAAAGACTGGGAAGATGATGTAATACCTCAATATTATTATGCTCAAGTACAGCATTATTTAATGCTTACAGGCTATAAATTTGCATATATAGCTGTATTAATTGGAGGACAACAATATAAGGAATTTAAAATAGAAAGAAATGAGGAGGATATAGAACTTATTAGAAATAAAGC